AAGAAGACATCCACGAAGAGCTCGCGGAGGACGGGGTACTCACGTCGCTCACCGACGATGCCAGTCTGCTCACGCAGAGCGCGATGCGTGCCTACCGATCGTGTCCCCGCAAGTTTCAGCTTCGTTACGTGCTTCGAATGCGCCCGGTCAAAAAAGCGGAGACGCAGTCAACGGGGCACAGTGTTCACGCGGCGCTCGATGTGTTGCGTCGCACCGAAGGCGATCTGACCGCCGCGCTGGCGGCGCTCGAGACGGAAGACCCGTACATCCGAGCGAAGGAAGCGGCGATGGTGACCGGTTACCTGGCTCGATGGGGAAAGCCGATCGGCGTCATCGCCATCGAACAGACATTCCGGATCCCGTTGATCAATCCTGAAACAGGCGCCGCTTCGAGAACGTTCTCGCTGGGCGGCAGAGTGGACGCGATCGTCGAGACGTCGTCGGCGGTGGAGCTGATCAATCCGGTTTGGGGAAAGGATGTCTAACTGCGCGGAGATCGTGCCAAAGAAACGCTACATTGTGTTTATTGGCTTTGACTACGAAGGATTTAGGCCGCCTAGCAAGTCCGACAGTTTCGATACGCTAGAGCAGGCGCGTGAACATCTTCGAAACGACCTGTGGGATTCAGTAGAAATTTTTGACTGCGAAAGCAGAGAAGTTGTGGAGACCAAGTAATGCCAAAAGCATCCAGAGACGCCCTCAACGCGAAGGGCAAACGCGACGCCTATATGTTCGATCCGGACGATCTCGTCCTGGTCACGGACGAGAAGTCTCCGCTCTACGACGAGCGCGTGAATCTTCCCGTCGACGAGCACCTCGTGCTCAACATCATGCATGCGCCGGACGGCGTCGCCCAGGGCGTCCTCGAGCCCATCAACGGCATGCGCAACTCCGAAACGGGCAAGGTCGAGGTCATCGACGGTCGCCAGCGGGTGAAGGCGTCGCGCGAGGCGAACAAGCGCCTGAGAAAGGCGGGCATGGAGCCCGTCTGGGTTCCGGTGATGCTCAAGCGCACCAACGCGCACGGCGCCATGGGGATGCTGATCAGCTCGAACGAGCATCGTCAGGACGACACGCCGATCGGCAGAGCCAAGAAGGCCCAACGCTACCTCGATCTCGGACGAAGCGAAGACGAGATCGCTGCGCTGTTCGGGATCGGCAAAGCGTCGGTCAAGAACCTTCTGTCGCTGCTCGATGCGCCGGCTGCGGTTCGCAACGCGGTCGAGGCCGGAAAGATCAGCACGACCGACGGGTACAAGCTCGCGAAGCTCGAACCTTCCGAGGCCAAGGAGAAGGTCGCAGAGCTCATCGAGAACGCGCCCCGCACGCCTGGCAAGAAGCGCAGCCAGAACGCCAAGAAGGCTCGCGAGATCGTGACCGGCAGCAAAGAACCGAAGATCTCGAAGAAGGCAGAGGACGCCGTCGCCACGGACATCGCGGCGTGGATCGACGAGAACTACGAAGACTTGGGCGAGGGAATGCTGAAAGGGATCCGCGCTGGTGAGTGGAGGAAAATCCGCGGATGAAGAGACTGAATCTCATAAGCCAGAGATTCGGACGTCTCGTGGTCGTAGCTAGAGCTCCGTCAAAAAACAGCGGCATGCAACTGTGCCGCTGTGATTGCGGAAACAAAGTTACAGTGGGGACCGGAGGGCTTCGCAGCGGCAGCATTGTTTCCTGTGGTTGCCGCAGAAAAGAACATTGGGACTCATTCAGCCGCACGCACGGTCGGACTCGCTCAAGAACATGGTACTCGTGGCAATCGATGATCACTCGTTGTTCAACGCGCGGCACCGTGAATTGGAAAGATTACGGCGGACGGGGAATTCGGGTTTGCGTGAAATGGCGAGGAAAGCGAGGATTTGAAAATTTTCTGGCAGACATGGGTGAGCGCCCTGCCGGACACACGTTGGATCGCAAAAACGTCAACGGGAACTACACACCGAAAAATTGTCGCTGGGCGACTCCTCGCCAACAGTCGAACAACACTCGACGAACCCGCTGGCTAACTATGAACGGAGAGACGCTCAGCATTTCGGAATGGGGCCTCAGAACAGGAATCAGCAGATACACGATATCGGCACGCATAGAAGTGGGCTGGAGCGTCGAGCAGGCGCTCACACAGCCGGTTGACCATCGCAAGGGAAGGAAAGTGGCAGCATGATTGACATGAAACGCATCACCAAGGGCAAGCAAGACAAAGAGCCGCGAGTCCTGGTGTATTCAGCAGACGGACTCGGCAAGACCAGATTCGCAGCTGGAGCTCCGGATCCGTTCTTCATCGACGTGAATAAGGGCAGCCTCCAGTACGACGTGCAGCGTGTCATCCCTGATACCTGGAGTGAAACCATGGAATGGCTGACTGCGGTCGAGCACGGCGCAGTAAAATGCAAGACGCTCGTCATTGATTCGGTCAGTGATTTGGAGCACATGGGAAATCAGGAGTTTTTCCCAGGAAGCACAATCGACAAGTGGGACGGAGGCTACGGTCGAGGAGAAACGTATGCGCTCACCCGCTGGCGAGAACTCCTGAGCGTACTCGAACGTATTTGGATGTCCGGCAAGTCGATTGTTCTGGTCGGACACATGCAGGTCAAAAATTTCTCCGATCCGCTTGGAGCAGGCTATGACCGTCATGAGATCGCTCTGCGTCAGAAACTTGCTGGACTGCTACGTCAATGGGTGGACTTCGTCCTGTTCGGAACGCTCGAGGTGGCCCACCAGAAGGTAGGCGGAGAAACAAAAGCGGTAAGCAGTGGTACCCGCTGGCTTCACACGCAGCGCTCCCCCGCGTTCGACGCCAAGTCTCGGGGTACGACCCTGTTCCCTGATCGTATTCTGCTGTCTTGGGATGAATTTTCCAAGGCGCGAGCCGCCGACGCGGAACGAGCCGCAACGCTTCGCAAGGAGATCGACACGATGCTCGCGGAGATCGGCGACAAGAAGCTCGACGAGCAGGTCAAAGAATACCTGCGCGCGAACCCCGGAATGATCGTCGAGGCGCGCAACCGCGTCGCTGCTCGACTCGAAGAGACCCGTGCGGCCAAGACCGCAGCAACTGCAACCGCAACCGCACCGTAAAGGAAAATGAAAAATGGTTAGCTCTGGAAATTTCAAAGGCAAAGCAATCAAACATCAAATCGGAGAAACCGATGGAGGCACTCTTCAGATCGTCATCGACATGGCGTTGAAGGACAGCGCAGGAGAATCGGTTGGCACGATGTCGACGTTTCTGTTCTTCACGGAAAAGTCTGCCACCTACTCGTTCGAAAGACTTCGGGCGCTCGGATGGAAGGGCAACGGAGCCGACGACATCGAGGAGACGCTTAACGGCATCTACGACAACGAGGTTTCCTGCACGGTGGATCCGCCTACTCAGTACAAGGACCAGAAGGACGGCTCAACCAAGATGGGCGTCGCCAAACTCAACATCGACATCGGAGCAGGCACCGTCACCCTCAACAAGCCCCTGGATGCGAACACGTTCAAGGCGCGTCTCGCGGCCATTGGCGGCGGCGGAAAGGGTGCCGCTCCGGCAACCGGCGGAGGCACCCCACCCCCGTTCTAGCCAGGGAAGAAATCGGAAAAAGAACACGTAGAAGGTGAATAGAAGGTGGGCGCTCCGCGTCCACCTGTTCACAACCCCGGGAAAAGGAGATCCCCATCATGTCGAGAATCTGGAGCAAGTATCAGCACGCCGTATTTTTCAACATCGCCAACGGCCTCGGCCACACCGTGGTCAACGCGGTCGCCGGCAGCGGCAAGACGACGACCATCATCGAGGCGCTGAGCCACATCCCGAAGGGGCTCACCACGCTGTTCGTGGCCTTCAATAAGCTGACGGCCGAAGACCTCAAGAAGAAGGCGCCCTGGGGCGTCGAGGTCTCGACCCTGCACTCGTACGGCCTGAAGACGATCACGAACACCATCGGAAGGATGCGCATCGAGAACCATCGCGTCGACGGGCTCATGAACGCGATGCACGCGCAGGGAGCTCTCGAAGTCGCCAAGCTCATCGCCGAGATCAAGGGCGACAAGAAGAAGAGCGATGTCGCGTTCGACCTTCGTCGCGACATTGCCAAGACGGTATCCCTCGCCAAGGGCGCGCTCGCCGGCAGTGAAGAGCAAATCGACGCGATCATCGATGCCTTCGAGATCGAGTCCGCGATCAAGTTCACGATCGACGGAATTGTTCTCTCCGAGAAACAGAGAGACGACGTCCGTGCCTCATTCATCCGTGACGTGCTTGCGCTGCTCGTCCGCTGCGCCAACCCAGGCGAGGACGGTCAAATCGACTTCGACGACATGATCTGGCTCCCCGTGGTCCTCGATCTCAAGCAGAGGAAATTCGA